GGTCATACTGGTAGACGGAACTACGCCTACAGGTACAACCAATTGCTTCGTTGATCATTTCATCCAAAAGCCCTACACACTTCCTCAACTTGAACGGGCAGTTGAACGGCAGACGGGAGGCCCACGCGGCAAATATGGGCAACTCGCATATTAATTACTGGTCAGTTTTCTAGCGTGCATCATCAGCAGTTAATTATCGACTGAAACCAAATACTAAACTTTCTAACCGCTTCGTACTCATATGGAAGAAATTACCCGGTACTTTATCGACAGCAAACTCGGAAGAGGTAGAGTTCGGACGTGCCGTGGAGAGGATAATGCCATTTCTATCGAATTGGAAATATATCTTCCAGGAAAAGGCCCATTTGTAGTTCATATGAAAGCACCGTCCGAATTTTGGAATTCACTCTTTAATGCTGATGATCAAGTGTTGTTCCATCTATCGCGTATGGCTATTTCTCAGCTTAAATTCCAAGTACGGAAAAAGGCGCCGGTACAGATGTATTTGGAACTCGACTGCAAGCTGCATCCTTGGATCGGCGACCTTACTGAAAAACGCCACTCAAAATCTACCACAGAGTACGGTGAATTTTTGGAATCTCGAGCTGCGACTCGGATAAGACGCATTGCAGCGCTATACCTACGGCACATAAAATTTTAATATCTCAGACTCTCTAACGTAATTTTCATAGCCTTGCAATCTGACTAATTCTTTCTTGGGCTTGTACAGCTATATCCAAATTCTTCTCCAGATAACCCATCGTAGTCGTGAAGCTCTTGTGCCGCATCACGCGCTGCACCGTCTGAATCGGCACGCCAGCCTCGGACATCAGCGTTGCGAACGTGCCACGCAGACGGTGCGGCGTGATGCCCTTAATCGCGCAGGTGTCGTTGGCCCGCCGGATCGCCTGCCGGGCAAAGCCGGACGCGAATGCCTGCCCGCCTGGCTTCGCCACGATCAGGCCGGTGTGCTGGCGCCGCGCCTCAAGGTGCTCGCGCAACCACCCTGCCATCGGCACCGGCTCGGCCTCCCTACCCTTCGTGATGCCGGGCGTGTACGTCTTGCGGGCCCAGTCGATCCACTCCCAGCGCGCGCTGAGGACCTCTCCCTCGCGCAGGCCCAGCCCAAACATCATGCGCACAGCGGTGCCGATCGCCGGTGCATGCGCTGTGGCGTCGTCGACGGCGGCAAACCATGCGCGCGCGTCGGCCAGCGGCAATATCGAGCGCGGACGCTTTTGCACCTTGAGCATGGACACGTGCCATGGCATCGCCGCCAGCATGCCGCGCTTGACCGCCCACTTGGTCAGCAGCTTCACAATCCGCAGCCAGTGGTTCGCGCTGGCCGGCTTGTGCGTCAGCAGATACACGTTGCGCGCCAGCTCGACGTCGAGCGTGCTGATCTCGTTGATCGACTTGGCGCCCAGGTCAAACATGTGCAGGCGCTGGAACAGCTCGACGCTGCGAATGTGCGCTGCGCTGGACACGGGCCGGTGCACTTCGATCCACGCGTGCGCCAGCTCGGCCAGCGTCGGCACCGGCTCGCCTCCGTTGGCGCGCAGCACCGCAGCGTCATACTCTCGCTGCGCGACCTGCTCGGCGGCGCGCCGGCTGGCCAGCCCCGTACTGCGGCGGTACCGCATGCCAGCCACCTGAAACCGGTAATGCCAGACGCCACCACGCTTGAATACGTTCGCGCTCATAGGCCACTCCCCCTACTAGATCCGCTCGACACTGTTGGGCAGTGTCCGATTTGACGAGACGGCGCAAGTTGGTAGAAAATTGGCATTACTAACCCTCTATCACAATCTCTGAACAACTTGTGGGAGAATCTTTTATGAGCGCATTTACGCCTATGCAGTCGTTCAACCCATGGGATGAGGGTGATTACCGCGTGTATGGCTCCGCGGCTCTCACCCCCGATGGCAACTACTGGCCTGCTTATCAGATTGACCGAGTTCACGGCATTCCCAATCCTCCCCAGCAAGCCGTGCCGCTTTATCAGGTCGAGGAACAGAGCTTCGCGACAGAGGACTTGGCCAAGATGATGGCCGTCTCGCTTGGCGTCGGCCGTGTTCGTGCCCAAGATCGGTTGGGCTGCTGAGGTCAGGACCTCGTACTCTTCGGAGTTGACACGCATTGCGTTGCGCAGTGCCACGCTGGCGAACGGGTGCTTACCCTTCAAAACATTTGGGTTTGTACGGCGATTGATGAGCGGCAGTTTGACGGCGGCGAATTGGATGCTCATGCATCGAATCTTTCTCTGCCACGGCCGCGCGGCGCGGCCGGCGACGGCGTGCCGCCGGTCCACTGCTCGAACCTGCAGGTGGCTCCTTCGAACCGGAGTGGAATGTCGCCCAGCGCGCCGCTGCGCTGCTTCCGGATCAGTACTTCGGCAAAGCCGCGCACATCCTCGTTTTCTGGCTCGTACATTTCAGGCCGGTGCACCAACATCACGATATCCGCATCCTGTTCGATCTCGCCGGAATCGCGTAGGTCAGACAGCATCGGGCGCTTGTCCGGGCGGCCCTCGACCTGGCGATTCAGCTGCGCCAGTGCGATGACAGCAACGCCCAGCTCCTTGGCCAGTGCTTTGAGGCCGCGCGAGTACGATCCAATCTGCTCGTGCCGCTTGTCGCCCTCTCCTCCCGTCATCAGGCCCAAGTAGTCGACGATGATGACGTGCAGGCCGTGGCGGCGCTTCCACGCCTTCGCCTTCATGCGTAGCTCAAGTAGAGTGATCGCCGGCGTGTCGTCGATCGCGAAACGGACGTCGTCGAGTTTGATGACGCCGGCAGTCACGCCCGCCCAGGCCGCCGAATCCTCAGGGCCGATCTGTCCGAGGATCGACGACAGCGCGACGCGCCCGCGGTTGGCCAGCGCGCGGCTGGCGATCTCCTGCCCTTCCATCTCCATGCTGAAATTCAGCACGCTGTAATGCTCTGCCATGTTCAAGCCGATGTCGGACGTCAGCGCCGTCTTACCCATCGAAGGCCGACCGGCGACGATCACTAGCTGGCCTGGCCGCAAGCCGCCGTTGAACAGTCGGTCGAACGCAGGCATGCCAGTAGACATGGCGATCGAGCCTCCGTCAGCCCGGTCGCTAATCCCGTCCATCACGCTGCCTAGGATCTCGCGGATCATCCTAGGCTCGTTTCGCACCCTGCGCTCGGCCAGCGAGGTGACCAGCGACTGCGCCGCGTCGAGAATTTCGTCGGCCGACCGCCCCTTCGTGTTCTGCGCCAGGCCGTTGATGGAATCGGCCATGTGCATCACGCCGCGCAGCAGCGCGCGGTCGACCACGATCGCCACGTACTTTCCGACGTTCGCCGCGCTCGGCACGCTTTGCGCCAACTGGTTGAGGTACGGGCCCAAGCCAGCGGTGAAGGTGCCACCACGAGCCTCCAGACTGGCCCAGACGCTCACTGCATCGGCCGGGTGTCCCTGCTTGATCAGCGCCAGGATCTCGGTGTAAATCGCCTGGTGATCCTCGCGCGTGAAGTGCTTCGCCTGCAGGGCGCCCATTTTGTCGACGCAGTCGTTCACGCGCAGCAGCGCACCCAGTACCGCTTGCTCTGCCTCGATCGACTGGGGTGTGCCGACGTTCTCTGCCATGTTGCTCATGCTGCTTTCCTATCGTGTTGGCCGCTGGTGACGTCGGCGAAGCCTTTGCGGCTGATGATCCAATCGAACTTGGCGTGCGGCGGGATGGACGCGTTGTCGCGGACCCATGGGAAATACCGCTCGACGAAACCTGGCTTCTGCGAGAACGTGACGAACTCCCTGATCGCTGCGGCGCGCGCCGGCACGAACAGCGCAGCCGACACGTCGCCGAGCTGGGCGCCGAGGGCGTGATTGAAGGCGTCGATCACAGCAAGCTCATCGGCGCTGTAGGCGGCCTGCACTTCGTCGAGCCAGCCTTTCGCATTCAGCCACGAAGCTGGGTGCGGTACGAACTGCGGATCCACCCACCCGCCCGACGCCACTTGTAGCGCCAGGCTGGCTAGCATGTCGTTCAGCAGCTCTTCGCTCGGGTTCAGCTGAGCGAAAGCCTTCTCGGCGACACCACGTGACCGCTTCTTCGGGTATGCCCCGTAGAAGCGCTCGAACCTGTCAACCAGGTCGCCAGCGAGTCCCGTCTTGGCCCGGCCTTTTCGGCCTGCTGGGGTTTCGCCAACTTGATCTCGGTCCACCTGCTGAGCGCAAGATCTTTTCTTTTGGTGGTTTTCTTTTGGAAGGTTTTCTTTTGTGTGTCCCAAATCGGGACTATCGACCTGTCCCGATTTGGGACTACCCTCTGTCCCGATTTGGGACATGTCCTGATTTGGGACTAGTCCTGATTCAGGACTAGTAAAGCCCTCATCCCTCGCGTCAATCGGCTGAGTTTTAAGCCGATTAGCGCCCCCCCACTTTCGATGATCCTTCTGAATGCCGACGATCATGCCGTATTCCCCTTGGCGCTTTGTGATCACGTTACGGGCTGCCAAGCCGTTTAATGTGGTGGTCACGTGCTGGCGCGCGACGCCGCATATGGAGCCGATCTGTGAGGCTGACATGTCGTCCGTCTTCCGGCCGTAGCCGTAAGTCTTGCGGATGATCGCGAAGACGACCGACTGCTCGCGGAGCGAGAAGCCGAAGCGCAGGATCGCCTCGAGAAGCTCGTTTGCGATCCTGGTGAAGCCGTCCTCGAGCTGCGGCGTGCTCATGCAGTGGACGCCCCTTCTCTGGCTGCCTTCGCGCACGCAGCGCGTAGCCGGCGCCGGGCCGAGTAGACCTTGCGCCTAGCAGACGTCAGCGCATGCTTCTCGTCCGTGGTGTACGCGATGATGGCGATGTGCTCGTGGTTGCGCGGGTTGAGCGCACCGATGATGACCCCGTGCTCACCCTCGAATTGGCGGATCTTGCGCACGTAGATGGCATGTAACTCGGCGGCGGCCTGCTCGGAACGCCATAAATCGACTGCAAAATTGCCTGCACTAATCAATGTCAGCAGTTGCGGGATTTGGGCATGCGAAGGCAGTACGCCTGCCGCACTTCTGGCGGCGATATGATTGCTTGTCATCGAGATCCTTCAGTGTCCAGTTTGATCGTTCGCTTGGTCGCTAATGCACAATCGCTGGCTCTGTAGGCCTAAAGCAATCACTACACAGACGACGAAGGCACCATGTAAAGCACCGTGCTTTATTTAGAATACATCACCGTGCTTAATGGGGTCAAGCACGGTGATGCATATGGTCGAAAAAAAAGCCAGCGGACGCTGGCTTCGATCAGATTCGGTGGATGCGTTATTTCTTCGTCATACCTTCAAGCATGAGCTCCGTTTTTCTCGCTAATTCATCATGCTGAGTCTTTAACAGAGTAGCTAAACCAGCAACATCTATCGCAAATTCGTCAAGTTTAAGCACCTTAGTGCCAGTGTGAATCAGCTGGTCCAGTCCCCCTGCAGCCTCATCTGGCCATTCCGGCATGTCCGGGTGATCCTTCAGTCTCTGAAGTGTCTGCAGGTAGCGCACGAAGTTAGTAGCAACATGATAATACCTTAGTGACTCGAGCTGAGCCTCCGTAAGCCGCATCTCAAGTCGAGACAGCAAAAACAATGCCTCTCCACTACTTTTTTCAGAGGAAAATGAGCTGCGCAAACGCTCCACAGTCTCAGCGGTAAGCGAGCGATTATTAGCTGTAGCAGCAGTTTCAAGCATTTCCTTGAGGTCTGCAGGTAATCGGAGGTTGAGCTGGGGGTCTTTGCGAGTCATGTTGCAATACTAATGCATCACCGTGCTTGACGCAAGTAAAGCACCGTGCTATCTTGAGTTTAAATAAAGCACGGTGCTTCATTTTTCCAACTCACGATGATGCGGGAATACTTTTTATGACAACTGCCAAAACCAATCGAGCTTCAGAGCAATTCACCCTCCGTTTTCCCGATGGCATGCGAGACAAAATTAAGCGGATGGCTGAGGAAAATCGCAGAACTGCGAATGCCGAGATCATTTTCCTGATCGAACAGGGAATTGAAGCTGCACGTACGCCTGTATTGTCGGGTAATGGTGCAGCATGAGTGCGCTCGTTACGATCAACGGCATTGACTTGGCACCAGTCGAACTCCGCGGCGCTCGGGTCATGACCCTGAGCATGATGGACGCCGCGCACAAACGGCCGGCCGGCACGGCGCGCCGCAATTTCAATGAGAACAAGACCCGGCTCATCGAAGGCGAAGATTTCTTCAAGGTCCGTGCCGACGAAATTCGTACGCACAAAATTTGTGCGATTTCGAGCAAAGCCCACGAGGACATGATCCTACTGACCGAAACCGGCTACTCGATGGTGGTGAAGAGCTTCACCGACGACATGGCCTGGGAGATTCAGCGCCAGCTCGTGCGCTCCTATTTCAAGCCAACCCGGGCGGCTATCGCGGCACCTGACTTCAGCGACCCGATTGCGATGGCTCGCGCCTGGGCTGATGCGAAGCAAGCCGAGCGAAACGAGGCGGCGCGCGCTGACTTAGAGGCGGCCCAACGCGAACAGCTGGAGCATCAGGTGGCTGAGTTGGCGCCGGCAGCGGCTGGCCTCGAGCTGATCGCCGGCGCCGACGGCACGATGTGCATCACCGACGCGGCGAAGACCCTGCAGATGCAACCGTACAAGCTGCGCGACGCGCTGCTCGAGATGAGGTGGATGTATCGCCGACAGGGAAAGGCTGGGTACGTCGCCTATCAGCCGACGATTCATTCTGGCTACCTCGTGCACAAGGTAGCGAAATACGAAGACCCCGAGACTGGCGAAAAGAAGAGTAACGCGCAGGTGCTCGTCACGCGGAAGGGCTTGGCGAAACTGGCCAAGTTGCTGAGTCATTCGCCACCGCCGCCGAATTCTCAGCCGCACCAGCTCAACTAGTCGGCAGCACCCCAGAAACAACGAAGCCACCCGGTGTTCCAGCACTGGATGGCCCCTTACGCCCTAAATCTTTGGAGATACACAATGGCGAATCATAAGTGTAAAACAAGTGTTTCACCACCGTCAACATTTATCGTTGACATGGGGAAAATCGACTATGACGCGTTCCGGCACTATCCGGATAGGGCTCACGCCTTCATCGAGCGCAGCCTCACCGGACCGTTGTATTTGGAGGGAAATAATCTTGGCCTGGGCCAGCTGAATCGTCGCGTCTTCATCAATGTGATGGACAGCGCTGGGACTGCGATTACCACGCACTCGACTGAAGCCGCGCTATTCCTCGCAGAGCACTTCGCCTACGACCATCGGCAAAAGCTCCTTGGAGCTGCAGCGCTCCATTATGGGCTCGATGTTCATGCATTACAGGAGCGCCCGGAATGAGCAAGCCATCAGCCTCCGATCACAACCCTTCAGCCGGCACGTCGCGCGTGCAGGTCGCCGGCTTCGAATGCGGCGTCCGCGTGGGGCCGCCGATTGTTCACGCCATCGCCCCCGGCGAGATGTTTGGCCTGACTCTTGCCAGCGCGATCGAGATGATCGACGAGTTCGTTGAACCAGGCCGCACCCTGCTTCTGGACCTGCATACCGCCCTCGCGCGCCTGGCGCTGGCGCAGCCGAACTCGCAACTGCTGAACCGCACCCCTGAATTAATGAATTGCCCGACAACTGAACCTAAGGAATCGCGCCATGAGCCTCGCTAATCCACACTTCACATCGATCGACCGCGCACCTTACGAGCTGGCGCGCCTGCTGCAGGGCCTGCCGCCCCGGTTCGAGCTTAGCAAGTTGACGGCCGAACAGCAGTTGATGGCCAACGCGGCCGTGGATCACGCTGCGAACTACAACACGGCCGTCTTGGGCGGAATCGAAGCTATCGGCCACCTGCTGTTTTCGGCGGCTACCAACGAAAAATGGCCACTCGAACAGCGTGTGGCGGCCGACGTCGGCGCCCTGCTGTCGGCACTCGCGGTTCAGGCTCAGTATCTGCGGGAGTTTACTGCGGCGGTAGATGCCACGTTGGCGCGCCACGGAGGTGCCGCGTGAGCGCCGGCACCTCCCCGGCCGGCACTCCCGTACCGCGCGTTGACGGCGTCGACGTGGCTCAGCTGCTGCGCGACATCGGAGAGGCCAGCGCCAACCAGAGCGCGGTCGAACTGTTCCGGCTGTGCCTGGGTGCGCAGCGTGTGCTGGCCGCGATGACCGGCGATCGGGTGGCGTCATGAGCCGGGCATCAGACAAGCCCGACAGCAACCGCCAAATTGTGGTGGGAGGCCAGCGCGTAAGCATGGGCGCGCTACTCGACCTGCAGCGCGATGCCGCGCGGTACCGGTGGCTGCGCGATAAGGCCGACAGCATGGCGTGCACTGCGGCGCCGATGGTGGCCAGCCTGGCCGTCGACGGTCGGATGGTTGCGCTCATCGATGGCGAGGAACTAGATGTGGCCGTCGACATAGCGATGGCGCGACGAGTAATCGGAAAAGCAAAAACTTGACCGTACAGTGGCGTTTCTAACGCCTTGGAAGTTGCAAGACGATTGGTCGAGTCGGCGGTATCAGCGGAGGGCAGCCAATTGCAGCGTACATGTCTGCAAAATCTCGCCCCGCCGTTACTGCCTCCTGAGCCTCACGGTAATCGGAATGCAGATGATGGCTGAATAGAGGAATGGTGAGATCGGTTGAGAGAGTAAGGACGAAAAAACACCGCCATCGTCGGTTGAGACATTGAACCGCTGTGATAGCCACCTTGCAGTCACCAGACGTATAAAGAACGTGGATCATCGTAGCTCCTTCTCGGTGCCTTAATGTAGCACCGAAAAGAGATACATCTTTAGACAGAAAACTTATGAATACACCAAAACAATTCTTGCGATTGCCGGCAGTGATCGCGATGGTCGGCAAATCGCGCACGGCGATCTATCGAGACATCCAAGCAGGCATATTTCCGGCACCAATCCGCATTGGTGCGCGCTCGGTGGCATGGGACTCGACCGCTATCGAAACCTGGCAACAGGGACGTATCGATGCTTCGACCGAAGGCGCGCTGACGCTGACCGGTGGGGTGTAGGGGTAATTTGTAGGGGTAAAAGCTGTAGGGGTAAATGTAGGGGTAATAATTCCAGAAACGAAAAAGGCCAACTTCTCAGCTGGCCTAACTCGTTGATTCTATTGGTCGGGGCGAGAGGATTCGAACCTCCGACCCCGTGCACCCCATGCACGTACGCTACCAGGCTGCGCTACGCCCCGACTAGTCAATAATTATATCAGAGCCACAAAAAAAA